ATGAAAAAGACACTGCTTTCTCTTTTACTTCTCACCTGTGCCAGCAGTGCGCTGGCCGCGCCGCAGGTCATCACCGTCAGCCGGTTTGAAGTGGGCAAGGACAACTGGGCATTTAATCGTGAAGAGGTCATGCTCACCTGCCGTCCCGGTAACGCGCTGTATGTCATCAATCCCAGTACGCTCGTGCAGTATCCGTTAAATGACGTAGCGGAGCAGCAGGTGGCCAGCGGGAAAAGTAACGGACAGCCTGTCAGCGTGATCCAGGTGGATGACCCGGCAAACCCCGGGCAGAAGAAAAGTCTGGCACCGTTTATTGAGCGCGCTGAAAAGCTCTGCTAGCCGTCAGGTTTCCAGTAAAAAAAAAACCGCAGGTGCTTGTAAAAGCTCTGCGGTTTTTCACATTTAGTGATGTTCTGACGCTTTTTTTCAGACCACTTTTACTGTGGACTGGAAAACCTGACGTCGTCATCTATTCTTAAAGGGCAAGGCGATTGAGCCTGCATTAATGCCAACTTTTAGCGCACGGCTCTCTCCCAAGAGCCATTTCCCTGGACCGAATACAGGAATCGTATTCGGTCTCTTTTTATCTATTTGTTTCTCAAGGGTTTTTTCGGTCTCAACACGAAATTCCCCGAAAATTACTCGAATATTCCATATCCTGTCTAAACCATAACATACTCTGCACCGCGTGCGTCCAGGTATTTTTTGGTCATTGTTAAATTTTTGTGGCCGAGTAAACGCTGAGCAAATTCTTCTCCGCGCTCCTTTTCGTAGAGCCTACTCGCCAGGCTCCTGATCTCATGGAAAGGAGGTGGGTTAGGTCCGAATTTTAACCCGGTCGAATCCCTTATCTCTGCAAAGGCCTGGGTGAGTCCGTCAGGAGTCAGCGGCCCCGGCTTTCTTCCCCCGCGGCGGACAGGAGAGTAAAGCATGAAGTCGGAAGGGTTGTTAACCCGGCATCGATCAATGACATCCTGCAACACAAGCCCAGCGACGTCTAGCCTCAAATCAAGGGGAAGCGCCAGTTTGTGACCTGTTTTCTCCTGCGTAACGAAAAGCCTCCCGTCTTTAATGTCACTGAACCTGAACAGTGAAATATCCTCACGACGCTGGCCGGTGACTAGTGCCAGATCGCATGCGTTAGGCGCCCAGTCAGAATGAGTTAACGCGGCCTGGCGGATGACGGTAAATTGTTCGAGCAACAGGCGCTCTCGCTTAACTTTCGGTGTCGGCGTTCGCGTCGGTTCTGCCGGGTTCCTGTCGACATGTCCTTCTACAATCGCCTCCCTGAAGATGTCCATCAGCACAGACCTGAGCCCGGAAGCCATGCTCTTTTTATCGCAGAGAATGTACGCTTCAAGGAATGAGGCGATGTCCTTTGTCGTGACAGAAGCGAGGGGAATTTTGCCGAACTCTTCCTTAATGGTGGCGATCTGGTTTCGCCTGACCTTCATCGTGTTTGGTTTCAGCTCACGCCGTTCGAGAATTACCTCGTAACGCTCCAGCCATGCGGCCACTGTGAAAGTGGGCACGTCTTTTATGCGATCCAGGAGAGAAGAGGGAAGGTAATTCTGGTCAATGTAGTTGTTGGCCTCAATGGCCTGGGCAACAGCATCCTTGCGATCAATCCGGCCAAGAGAAATCTCCTGCCCGGTCACCGGATTGCGCCAGCTGTAAAGTCTGTCTCTTTTACGATAGGTCAGGTTACGGGGCAGGTTAGCGTCGTAACGTACTGGCCTTTTCGCCATGAGTCAGTCTCTCCAGTAAGGTGCCGCCGGACGGCAGTTTGGTGTGTTTCGGTTTAGCGCGCAGATTCTTCTTGCGCGGATCCACGTAGATAGCGTCAGGCTGAACCTTATATTCCTTTCCGTGCAGCTCCGGCGCGGGATAAATTCGCCCCTCCCGCGTCCATCTACGCAGAGTAGAAAGGGAAGGGGGAGTCGTGTAGACCTCAGCAGCCCATTCCAGCAAGTTGAGAAGCTTAGCCATGAAAACTCCTTAGCCACCTGGCATTATATGCGAGGCTGCGTTGACGTGTTGATTAATCGAAATCAGGTAAAAAAAAGCCTGGCGTACCGGGCAAAAGGGATAACGGAGCAGTGCTTTCGCACCCAATAGCCAGCTCATAACTGGCTATCAGTTGCGTCAGTGGAAGCTAATGCAGCCATTGTTCGAGGCCATTTCCATAGCTGACTGCCAGTGCTTGTATTGCTCGAAGAAGCGGTCACCGATCTCTTCCGCCTTGTGATGGAAGGTTTTAAAATCAGCCAGTAATTTCGTCGCAACAGCTGTGCCAATAAATCCTTCGCAGTCACTGAAGTTGATCAATTCATAGAATGGGCCGCTATCGGAGTTGAGCACGCCACCAAAATGGCTAGCTTCTTTTCCATGTCCACTCTCATATTCGCCAACCGGGTAGCCAGCCATTTCTGCAAGCTCGTTACGCCACCAGTAATAGCCGCCATAACCTACGCCGTGACCTGTGCAGTCTTCATATGTGTAAACAGCCCCATCGACCAGCTCATCAGCACGACCCGGGAAGCTTGGATTTTTCCAAACGTGAAAGTAATACTCTTCTACTTCCTCTCCATTGCTGTTATTGACAGCCTCGCCAGCATCATTCAGATGGGCATCCAGGCGCTTTATGTTGCTGTATGCAGTAATGTCTAATCCCATAATCTCTCCTCATGTCGCACGCCGGGCGCAGCGAGTTTTATCCAATAAAAAACCCCGCCAGGGCGAGGTTCGTTTCAGTACACTGTTTTCAGTTTAGCGGGGTAGGGTTGTACTTAAATATCGCATCTACTATCGTTTTATCTGAAGGTTCTTCACCATGCACTCCAATCAAAAAACCTCCTTTTTCTGGATAAACAGTGCTAACCCTGAATGAAACCTGCTCTGAACCATAACTAACTATATTTGTGCCTGCGGGCGATGGTACTGGCTTGCTGCTGAAGTTGTAGGATTCTTTCCCGGGTTCAACCTGTTTCTTCGTGCCTTCATGTCCAGCACCAAAAAGCATAATATCTTTCATCTTATGATCTCCTGAATACAGACTAACAAATATTAGGCTGACACCGTGAAGGACGTAAATAACGCTGTTTAGTAAGGGAGCAAGGATGAGTTAGAACCCCCTTTGCTTATTCCTCAATTCGATAACACTCTGGCAATCCGCACACGTCTGGCAGCCTGGAACGGCAGCGCGCCGCGGCTCGGGAATTGGTTCGTCGCATTCTTCACAACGTTCAGCTGATACAGCGTTGCGGTTGAGCCGGTAAGCGGAAAGGGCAGCGTTACGCTGAAGCTCTTCAATCTCTGCTGCGGTATCGATGATATCGGCCATGGTCAATGCTCCCGGAACTGTCGGTTAATTCGGTTGAAGGTGAACGCCAGTAATAAAAAAGGAGCCTTAAGCTCCCTGGTGATTAGTGCCTTCATGCCTCTGGCACCGGAGGAGTAGGTGCCCAATGAGTAATGTTCATTTCCTCATCATCCAGGCTCTCGATCTGATAATTCCAGTCCCAGTCACCTGTTTCAGTCATGCAGTCTGAAAGCCAAACTGAGCGCCAGCCAATGACCCATCCCTCACCGTTAGCGTCAAATAACAAACACTGTTGATTAGGAGCAGGCAGTCCATCATTTACGGAAACAACCTCTGATTTAATCGCATCCCTCCACGCAACTGCCGCTAACTCTCCGCCAAGAATGTTCATGCGGGAATGCACTGCTGGCTCTTTCCCATCCTCAAAATCTACGACAAAAGTCACTTTGCTCATTGTTCTGCTCCGAAGCGGCGATTAAGCCGCCCTGTGTATACGACGAACTCCAGGAGGCTAACTCCAAGAGCTTCAATTTTCTTGTGATGCTTGTTGATGATGGGAGGCACCGTTTCGTTCCAGTTAGGCTTTGGCTTGGTGCGCATGGCCTGTTGGATTTCTTCGGTGCAGCGGCGGCAGGCGGCGCGGATGGCGTTGTCTGTTTCTGGCGTCATGCGGCCTCCGTCGTCTTTTTGAGGGAGTGAGCAATTCGCGCAGAAGCAATGGTCACGTAATCCGGGTTCAGGTCGATGCCGATGAAGTTGAAACCTTCCTCGATAGCCGCCCGGCCAGTGCTCCCGCTTCCCATCCACGGATCAAGCACGGTACCGCCAAGCGGAGTAATCAGCCTGCATAGATAGCTCATCAGGGCGATCGGCTTAACGGTGGGGTGATTATTCTTCGCACCACTGGTACGCCCGGCACCGGCGCGCGGATCGTTAATGCCGACGCTTCCTTCCTTGCGTCCGCCGGTCATTTCGCTGGCTGACGTCGCAATAAATCTCTCGAGTCCTTCGTCGCGCTCTTTCGGTTTGACCTTGGCGCAGTAGAAGAACCGGGCGGCGCTTTTTTCACTTTCTACCCTGGCAACATGCGCCTTTGGCGGTGCCATATCTCCATATCGACCCTGTGATGGACGTGCGCGTCCAGTTTCCTTTAAATCCCCTTGCTGGCCTTTCGCATCCGGGAACGCTGACACGACAACATCACTTCCGTCGTGAATGATGTTTGCCGGCCAGCGCCCCTCTGGTGCCTGCTCGTAAGCAGCAACAGGTTCGGTACCGTCACGCTGGTGTGAAAGCAGGCCGCCAGCACCGCCATTTAGCGCCTCGTCGGTAGGGATGCGGCAGGCATCAATATTGATTGCACCGGTACCATGCTCGGCCATATTCGCCGACACCGTTTTTTGAAAGGTTTGCGCGCCATGACTATCGGTTCGTGCGCAGGCTTCAGAGCCGTTCCCCAACCATCAAAATCACCATCGAGGTTATGCGACTTGGGGAAGCCGCTTCCGTAAATCCAGAGGATTTGGTCCCTGATTTCGAAACCAGCATCCTCAACGTTAACGACAAGTCGGTGATATGTGCGGGAACCGCCAAACGCCAGAAGATGCCCGCCAGGTTTGAGAACGCGCAGGCATTCCTGCCACTGCTCAACGGTGGGGACGTCGTAATCCCATTTGTGGTTCATGAAACTTAGACCGTACGGGGGATCCGTCACGATGGCGTCAACTGAGTTATCCGGTAGCGTTTTCAGGACGTTCTCGCAACGCCCGACGTGTAGTTGATAGGTCATGGTGTCAAACCTCGAAAGCAAGTTGTGGTGTGAACCGATCGTGTTCTGCGTCGTAATTCAGCGAACTTGCAGAGTTAAAGGCTTCAATGCGCTCTACCAGCACCGCAGCGCGTGTTTCTTTGCTGGCTGGCGCATAGGCTGATTTATCCCATGCCTTATCAATACCGATATTGCGCGCAACGTTTGTGCTGTCAGCTGATGAAAGGGGTATGTGAGTAAAAATGTCTTTATTCAGCATGCGAAGGCCATGGAGCTTGGTAATCGGATAGCCATTTGAATCGACTACGTGCCGGATAAGGTCTCGCAATTTTGCCCTACAGGCGCGCGGTCGCTTTGCATCGTATTCACCCATTGAACCTATGCAAACACGAGGAAACTCATGGCAAAGACGAATGAAACGCTCGTCGGGTTCGCTCATATGCCAGACAGGCGCACCGACGAATTTACCGTGTGGCCATTCAGCTATAAGCGCATCGTTCTCTTCGCTGGTTCCACCGATAACATCAGGGATAACTGCAAATGCGAAACGAGGGTGATTCATCCACTCCTTAACTAATTCGTAATAGTCGTACCAGTTAACAGGCTGGCCCTTATCCCAGAAGCTGAAGGCTCCGTTATCAAGTGCGAAAGATTGAGTTACCTCACTGGCAAGCTTAAGTTGCCCAGGGTTAGCGAAGCTGATAAATGCATGACGGCCTTTCCATGCCTTCAATGCGCATGTATCAGGGGTTATTGGTCCGCCGTGAAAATGAATCATGCACCCTCCCGCTCCGGATCGTTAACATCCCAGCCATTACGCTCAATATTGGTTTGCAGCCGCTTATCTCCGACCTCTTCAATGCTGCGGTCGGTAATCTCTGCGACTTCAGCGTTTGAGTGTCGCCACAGCAGCGCCAGCTCTTCGAGTGACCACGCTTTCATAGCACTGACTCCATTTCGTCGATGTAGAGGCCCTGAGCAATCAGGCGGCTCCGTCGTTCTGCACGTTCAATGCACTCCTGCCGCCTGCCTTCCTGCGATTGCTCAATGGCGCGCCGGGTGAACAGGCGTGATTTGCCTTGCGGCGTTACGACCTTTGGCTTGCTGGCCAGGCTAAATTTCCGGTCGCAGATGCCGTCCTCGTTAATCCATTTTTCCGACTCAACGATCTGAGCTATCTGTCCGGAGCCGCGGGTGATGCCGTTGGCGACCCGGTTGAACTCGATGAGCGTTACGCCGAACTTCTCAGCGATTTCGCTGCCGGTTACCGGGCGGCCGCGCGTCTGAATCATCCAGATAACGCGTTCACGGAGGCCGGAGAATTGCCCGGTTCGCCCGGGCCGGCGATAGAAGGGTGTGCGTTTCATTTCCACTGCTCCCCGAACGTGAAGCCGATCTCCGCCAGCGCCTCGTCCATCTTCTCAATGAACTCCGGCACCATTTCGTTGAAATCGGACATGTACTGCGGATCCCGCTCAACGACGACGTGGTGAATGCCTTCGCGCTTCATGCGCGGGTCGTAGTTTGCAAAGAACCAGGCGTCTTTTCCGGTCACCCACATGCTGTACTGTACCTGGGCCATGTACGCAGACTTGATGGCTTCGAAACCGCCAAGGCGGAATTTCATGAAGTCGCGGGAGGTGAAAGGGCATTTAAGCTCAAGGCCGAATCCGTTACTGCACAGGCCGTCAGGGGAGCACGCGGTGCGCATGCTCTCGTCACGGAACAGGATCGGAGACTCCGTGACTTTCACGTCTGTGGTGAACTCGAAGAGGGTACGGGCGTCTTCCTCGTACTGCTTGCCCCAGGCCAGCGCCTTGGCGTTAACCTCTGGCGCGACGCCGGTGCATACCTCGGCGAGCAGCGTGTGGAAGTAGGACATCTTCATGTCTGTCCATTTCTTTCCCGATCTTGGCTTGGCAATGACGTTGTGTACTTCTGAGGCGGTGATGACGCCGAGGCGCAGCCGGTGCCACGCCTCATCGCCCTGTTGAATATTGGTTGCGTCAATGCCGGTGCGGGACAGGATAATTTCTGGTGTCATGCTGCCGCTTTAGCCCTTTTCTGAAGGAAGCCAAACCCTTTCTGTGCCTCTTCTTCAGTGAGCTCTGACGCCTCAAGAATTTGCCGTTTGAAGATGTCGCTGCACAGTGGGAGGAAGTCTTTCTCCCAGTCTTTATCCAGGGTCGTTAAGAGATCGGTGATCGCCTGAAGCGTTTCTTCGCTTGCTGCTGGTGGAAGCGCTTCTGTGGTGTTGCGCGGCGTGACGTCACGGATATCAACGTCCAGTGATTTGCCTTCCATTTCTTCGGCGGTAGGCTGCTGTCCGATCTCGGGCCAGGCCTTACGCAACGCCTGGGCTTCTGCGCATTTCGCCAGCTGTCCGTATGGGCGCTTTTTCCACATCGCATTCGGCGCCGTTGTGTCGCGGCCGCCGGTGGCATAGTTTTCAATCCAGTATTCTTTGGCGCTGAACTCGACGATCTCGCCGCTTGGCATGCGCTTGTAGACGGTGTATTTGCACCACTGAGGGAAGGTCACCTCGACGCCAGTTAGCGTCTGAGTTACGTCGGGTCCGAACTCAGGCTCCCGGGCCCCGGCATAATCGCCGGAGCGGTCTGCCTGAATGCGGTAAAGCCCGATGCCCGGCATAACTACGTCGCGCCAGTCGCCTTTGCCTGTTTTCGAGTCTTTGACGTACATCGGAACGAGGTGAACAGGTTTGAGCAACGGATCCAGCTGGCGGGCGCGGCAGTAGTCAAGCGCCATCATTACCGATTCGTCTTTGGCGCCAGGGTAGATGCTGTTCTTCAGCGCGCTCCAGGTGGAGACGTCGACGCCTATCTCCTGAAGCGACGTCGCTGTGATTGTTAATTCGTTTCCCATCATTAATCCCCTCAAAAATTAAAACGGGCAGCCGGTACGGTGTTCCCAGTCGTATTCCGCCTGGGCGTAAGCAACTGCCGAAATGAAATCGTTGTAGGCCTCGCCGGCTCTATCGCTGCGAAGTCCTTCGTATGGGCTGGAGTCAATCGGGATCGTGAAGTGGAAGAGGCCGGACGGCTCTTTTGGCATCATGTCGATAATTTGCTGCGCCCGGTCGTCGACCCACTTCTCTTTCTCGTCGGTGAGCTGCTGTTCAGCCCAGCGCCGATCTTCGATGCGGTCGTAAGTGAGGTATGCGTTCATTGCTGAATTCCTGAAATTTGGATGTGCAGATGCCGCCCGCAGAAAGCCAGGCCGATCGGTTGAATAGGGTCGTTGGTATCAGTGAACCATCGGCTCGCCGCGCTCATTCAGCAGCACAACGACGGAATCACTTTTGATGATGGTTTTTTCGAAGATGTTGAAGGCGTACAGGCCTTTCTCAACGTTCGCAGAGGCGCGATAAGTTTTGCCGTGGTGTTGTAGCATTGTGCCCGGTAAAACCTCGCTACGTGGCACTGATGCGGTGCCATAGTGCATTCCGATCATACCTTCACCTCAACCTGTTCCAGGAGGCCAGCCAGCTTCATGTGCCAACGGTTCAGCACCAGCTTTTCACGTGGTGCCGATACCGACGTCAGCTGCCACTCGTTATCGTTGAGCTTTTTGGCGATGTACTGCTTGCCGTTGTGGGTGACTGTCATCTCACACCACCTTGAATAAGAACCAGCCCATACCGCACACGATCAGGCCCACAATGGTTATTGCGGAAGACATGCGTACATGGTCAATGGCTAGTTTTGAAAGTGGCTGGCGATGTTCTTTTTTTCGTCAGCGAGTTGATTGCTATGCCGAGCAGAAACATGCCGACAAACCATAAGGCATATATCTTTAAGCCAAACTCCAAATCACTCATAAATCCTCTTGGCCTTATCGCGGCGAACGGAACGGTTAATACAAGACTTCAACGCATTTATTCAGTGTTTCAATGGGCGGCGGATGGCCGCCGGTTGTCATAAATGGGCAGACTCGAAAATCTGCCTATGTATGGCCGATAAAAAACCCGCCGTGGCGGGTCTTCAGAAATAGTCTTTGTGGTCACGCATGGCTCGCTCGAGAATCAGCTTCGCATCTTCAAAGCTCGCAGATTCAAAAGCCTCTCTTATGGCTTTAGCCAGGCAAGTTGCATCACTTTCGTAGTCGTCAGCTCTGCTTTCCCAGTTTGATGCCTCTTCTTCAGCCTCATAAAGGCGATCGCCATACTCGCACTCGAGTTCCTGGCGCACTTCATCACGAAGCTTCTCCTTGATGATTTCGGAGGCTTCTTCAATCGGCATTGTTTCCAGAATCGTCTCTGGCTGATGAGTGCCGTATTTCAGTGAGATGTCAGTAGCAAACATGCAACCTCCAAAAAAAAATGCCCGCGCGCTGGCGGGCCAAGAAGACTTTTCCAATCCAACCAGAACAGGATCATCGTCTCCTGTGCGGTTGAGATGGCAGTATTACCATCACCAAGCATCGGCGCCCGGTGCTTGAGGTTGGCTCTGTAGTTACCCGCTGATGCGGGAGAAATGCTTTGGTCGGTGTGGTGGATTCGTGGACCGGATTTATCCGTGAGCATCACGAATCAGCTGCCCACCACACCCCAAAACATTCAAGTTACGCACCATTGCCGCTCCCCCTGAGCCCGCCGGGCGTCCGACGCATGGTTTACTGTCGCGCCGTTCGACTGACCGATCTCCACTTCGCCGCTGGCTAACTTCGCTCAGCTGTCGATGTTTCGTTTCGATGAGTAAACAATACTAGCGGTATTAATATAAAACAATACTATCGGTATTAATAATTTGTGTGGCGGTATTATGTTTATGATAACTAGGAAGAAATATTTTTTTTTGTTAGCGAGCAGAGCGGCTACTATTGATGGGGTTTCGAACTTTATTGGAGAGGGAAAATGAGGTTACTTATAGCTGCGGCGTTAGCTTTACCAATGGTTGCTAACGCATCGTGCTGGACCGTGAAAGATCTTAAAGGGTCAAGCTACAGTGAGAGAGAAGGGTATTCGCGGATTGACGACGCGTTTTCTGGAACATTCACAATCGTTATTGATGGCGATAATGCGACAGTACTGTATGACGGTCTTGATGGCGGAGGGATGGTATATCGAGCTATGAGTAAAAATGTTGTCGTAGGGCTTACCACTGAGCCTGGAAAGCACGCCATGGAGACTTGGGTTGTACAGCCTGATGGCGTGGTGTTGATGAGTAAAACGCTGTCTGGTTTTGGAGGGATGGATTCAACAAAGGCAATGGTGGGAAGGGTCGCCGGTCAGTGCAAATAGAGGGACGCAAACGCCCCTGTTCGCAAACTTATCAAACGAGCTTTAGTTTCGTCTCAATAGCAACACCGATAATTCTGCAATTACCATTGATGGGAACGAGGGGCCACTGCGGGTTAAGGCCCTTAAGGTATTTTTGGCCTCCATCAATGATCAGTTTCTTAAATGTAGCTTCGTTTGAATCAGATAGCTTAGCGATAACGAGGCTGCCATTGATTGGTTCTCGTCCGGTATCGAAAAGAACAAACGTGCCTTCTGGTATGCTTAAGCCAGCGGGCGCAGTCATTGAATCCCCTTCAACACGCAACCAGAATGCATCTCCCTGTATGTGAGCATCTGATTCCAGCCACTGATCAACATCCTTAATCGAGTATGGCTCCAATGCCTCACACCATGATCCGGCCTGAACGCTGCTAATAACCGGGTAGCGTTTACCTGGTGTATATCCAATTACATACGGAACTGATGGCTCATTAATGCTAGTTAGCCCCATTTCTGAAAGCTCTTTTGCCAGTGTCGGACTGAATTCCTCAACGCCAACTTTCAGAAGGCGAGCAAAAACGGAAGCTACAGGAAGGTTAAGGGGATTCCTTCCGTTAAGGTAATGGCCCACCGCTCCCTGAGTAATATCCAGCTCGTCAGCAATCGACTGCTGGGTAACTCCGAGTACTTTCTTCTTCGCCTCATAGATGGCTTTAAGGCGCTTTGCGTCCTCAGCCTGAGTCGGTGTGATGTCTTTTTTCTTTTCCATTTTCAGATAGTAATACCTGAGCTATTAATTTAAAAATACCGCCGGTATTGCATGTTTTAATACTTATGGTATTGTTTTTGTATCAACGGTAAGGAGTCACGTTAAAAATGAAAATTTCACTCGCTGAATATGTCGACGAGGTTGGTCAGGTAAAAGCAGCTGATGCCATTGGTGTCCACCAAACGGCAATTAGCAAAGCGATCAGGGTCGGCCGTCAGATTTTCATCAACAAGCTTCCTACTGGCGAGGTTAAGGCGGTCGAGTACCGCGAATTTCCTCACAGTAAGAAGCAGGAACATCAGGAATAGCAAATGCATTCACTTGCGTATCAACACAATACCGGAATACACCCGGGAGCGATGATAAACCGCGCTCAAGCTAAAGCGGCGCCAGACCACGAAAAGATCCGCGATGCGGTCCGGGCATGGTCGTCGGCGCTGGACAATCAGGACGTCGTTTCGGCGCTGATCATCAACGAATACCGGGAGCAGGGCGGGACCGCCATCAACTTTCCGGAAGACATCAGCCGGGCGCGCCAGAAGCTGTTCCGCTTCCTGGATAACCGTTTCGACTCCGAACAGTACCGCGAGAACGTGCGCCAGCTGACGCCCGCAATCATGGCGGTCCTGCCGGTTGAGTATCGCACTCGCCTGATCGGTGCCGATTGCAAAATGTCTCGCCTGGCTGAGGCCGAGAAAGAACTCGCAGAGGCTAAACAGGCCGTCCTGCTGGACGCTCCAGAGCATCAGAAGCTGAAAGAGGTAAGCGAGGGTATAGCGTCGCTGTTCCGCCTCATGCCGGAGCAGGTGGGGCCGCTGATGACGATGGTTACGTCGATGTTGGGGGTTATGTGAGAGGCACCAGAAAAGAAAAAGCCCTTGAAGCGGTCACTTCAAAGGCCTTCCAAACACTGTGTTACGCCAAGTAACGGGAGTAATTATGGCAAACACCGCCAATGTAATCAAATTCCCTGCGCAACAACCGGCGCAGCAGGAGAATCGCATGGCCGATCTGGAAAATGGCTATCTTCGCCTTGCTAACCAGATTCAGGATGCCCTGTGTTTCGTAGAGCTTTCGGGGCGTGAGTTCCGCGTGCTGAATGCTATTGTTCGCCTGACGTATGGCTGGTCCAAGAAAGAGGACCGGATCACCAACAGCCTCATTGCAGATAAAACCAGACTGGCCGTTAAGCACGTTTCTGAAGCTGTGCTCAGCCTGGCTTATCGCAACATCATTAAGATGCGCAGAATCGGGCAGACACGTTACATCGGGATCAACACGCTCCTGGATAGCTGGGCTTACACAAAGCCAAAATGTGCAAAGTGCCCGGTCAGTTTTCCGGTCGCTGAAGCTGTAACGCATGTTATTACCATCCCTGAAATCGGGGATAGTAAGATCACCCCACAAACCATCCCTGAAAACAGGGATAACCATCCCCAAGAACAGGGAGAGGTATCCCTGAAAACAGGGAACACCAAAGACATTCTTCCAAAGACAAATATAAAACCTAATACCCCCTCTAATCCCCCAAGGGGGAAGGACAAGTTTGATCCGCTCAGTGTTGACGTTCCTGAGTGGCTAAATCAAACCGCCTGGCAGGAATGGGTTGCTTACCGCAAACAGTCTGGCAAGCCGATAAAAACTGAGCTGACCGTCACCAAGGCGTTCAAGCTGCTGAAAGAGTGCCTGGAAGACGGACACAACCCGGTAGACGTGATCAACACCAGTATTGCGAACGGTTACCAGGGGCTTTTTAAGCCGAAGTTCGCTGTCAAACCAGCCGCCAAGCCGGATCTGGACTTCAACAACACTGACTGGGCCTACGGGGTGATGCCATGAAATCTCTTGCAGAGCAGATGCGTAACCACGATCGCGAGCAGATGAGCCGCATGGCCCATAACCTGCCAGAGCAGTACCAGGAACGCGCACCGGTCGAGCAGGTGGCGCAGGTCTTCAACAAGCTGTTCAACGAGCTGCGCGCCGCGTTCCCGGCCAGCATGGCGAACTTCCGCAGTCAGGACGACCTGAACGAATTCCGCCGTCAGTGGCTACTGGCGTTTCAGGAGAACGGGATCCACTCAATGTCTCAGGTCGATGCCGGTATGCGCATTGCCCGCCGTCAGGAGCGTCCATTCCTGCCGTCGCCGGGCCAGTTCGTCGCCTGGTGCAAACAGAGCGGCGGCGCGCTGGGTATCACCGTTGACCAGGTGATCACCGAATACTGGGACTGGCGTAATCGTTCGTTCGAGTTCACTTCCAGTGAGCAATTCCCCTGGTCGCAGCCGGTCATGTACCACATCTGCGTTGAACTGCGCCACCGCAGCACAGAGCGCCAGTTGACTCATGGTGAACTGGCACGCGAGGCGGGTGATCTGCTGGACATGTGGGAGAAGCGCGTCACCGAGGGTAAGCCAGTTCCGCCGGTACGCCGGGCGATTGCAGCACCGGCTGCCGAGCACGGGCCGACGCCGATCCAGCTGCTGCTGGCGAAGTACAACCGCAACAAGTCGAACGGGATGGTGTGAGATGACCATAACAATCCGTGAGCAGGTGCTGGCAGCCCTGCGCAATAACCCAGGACTGAACAACGCAAAACTGGCAGGGCTTATCGGCATGGACACCAAAAAGATATCCGGCACGGTTAGCACTCTGCTGGCCGACGGCCTGATCAGCTGCGAAGGAAAATATGGCCAGCGCCTGTATAGCCTGACCAGTTACGGCATGCGCTTCGCCCCTGACACGATACCGGGCATGAAGCATGGCAAGTCGAAGTTAATTCAGCGGACAGATACAAACGTGATCTGCCAGGAATGCCGCAACAGCGCGGCTATGAAGAGAGTATTGATGGTTTGGGGGAGGGTAGGGGTATGAGCGTAAAACGTTATGAGTGGGTGGCCTGTGATGAGCATTCGTGCCATTGCGACGTGGTAGAGAGTGTCGATGGCGATATGGTCGATTACGAAGACTATGCCGCACTTGAAGCCAGATGCGCGGCGCTGGCTGCGGAGCTGAGTGCAGTTGAAGTCATTCACAACGAGGCAGTGTTCATCACAGATGAGCACTATGAGAAATGCCCGCCAGAAGTGCAGAAAATGATTCGTTCACTGGCTGTGATGCAGATTCCTGCGTACCAGGCTTTTCTGGCTGAAGTGCGGGCCAGCGCGGTCGATGACGTTTGCCTGAAAATTAGCAATGCAATTATTAATTGCTATCAGGACGAACAAATTGGGCTTGATGCAGCAGCAACTATCTGCGGTGACTTCACCGCCCAGCTTCGCAAAGGAGTGCAGTCATGAGCATTCTGGACATTCTAAACACTGGCCTCGCTCTGATGGGGTGGTTATTCATCATGTTCAAAACAGGCCAGTGGTTTATCTCCATTGCGCTAAAGCAGTGGGATAAGCGTAGAAAGCTATCTCGTAGACAGAAGGCAGTAAACGAATTTTACGATGCGTTTGACCTGTCCAGCATCGAACCAGGAACAACGGTGCGCCTGGCGACTAAAGGCGATCTGACAATCATGATGTATCGCACAGAAGGAGCCGCCCAATGAGCAACATCGACAAACATGCCGTCCAAGCAGTTGCCGATTTGAAAGCTGGTTACACCCTCGGTCACGCTGATGTGGCAATCCTGAACGAGCTGGCGCGTATCGCACTGGCATCGCTCGAAGCGGAGCCTGTGGCTTGGAGACACTTCCAGAAAACACCAACTTATGTCGGTTACTGGATATTAAATGATTACAAGCCCAACTGCTCAGGCGTTGAACCGCTCTACACCGCCCCGCCAGCGCCGGAGAGTGTGCCCGATGGCGTGCTTAAAAGCCTCTTACCGGATGCTGAGAAGTCCGAGTTCTGGTTTGAGCATGATGGAAAAATCTTGTTTGAAGGTGTGAAGTTTAACAATGCAGTGTTTGACGCCTGCCGCGCCGCCATGCTTCAGGGTGCAGATGGTACCCTCACCAATGAAGGTACCATACCAGTCACGCAATTTAAGCCGGTAGCAGACCTGTACGGCTTAACCTCACCAACTGGTGGTGAAACATCGTTCACTTTCGACGCTGTTGAAGCTTGTGATTTCATTGATGGCGGTTGGTCATGCCAGGAGTACGTGGAGCTTGAACGCTTTCAGGAGGCTGTGAGCGGCAACTCTCCGGTGATTCCGGATGGTTGGGTGATGGTGCCATTTGAGCCGACCTATCAGATGTGTAAGGCCATGGGGTTGCCCTGGGAGAGTCCTCGATTCCCGGATCTCTATAAGGCGATGCTCGCCGCCGTTAAAAAATAGTCGTAATTTCTGCTAAAGTTTGGGCAATATAACCAGCACAGTAATTAGGGAGTCATTTATGCACGAACTATTTGTGCTGGTTTTGAGCACCTGTGCCAGCCTCAGCAATATGTCAGGTTGTTCTTTGGAAGTGGTGAACTTGAACACCGAAAAAGAACCGGTGAATGTCTTTTACAGCAGGAAAGACTGTGAAGAGAGCATGAAGGGAATCATGCTAAATCATGCCCTATACCATGAAATATCAGGAAGAGAGCCATTTATGGCTAAATGCGAACAAATATTTATCTCACAAAGTTTAATGAAATAGTAGGTCGAATTAGACGCATGACAAAATTTTAAAGGAGATTAAATGGAAGATTACTTGGTTTTTGGTTTGGGTCATGAAGGGGATATCAAGCACGATGAAGCGGGTCTTGATAAAATAAGCGTGGTAACAAAAGCTGTAATGCGTTCTACCAATTCCAATGAACCAGTGGTCTACCCAATGACTCAGTTCAAAGAATTTAATGTTGTCAGACAGCAAGCGTATGATGGTGAATTCTACAACATAGCATTTGATGTTTTACCATCTCGCGATCGTGTCGATGCTGCAATCCGGAAATTTCACCCAAAGAAATCATCCACGGTTTAGTAACCTTTGATTTTCTGAAATCAACCCGCCATAATCATGTCATCGGAGCCTGAACAACTCCGGTGACTTCTGCGCATTTAAGGGGACTTAAATGCGACCACAATCTGAACTCCTCACCCTGTCACAGATGCTTAACGGCACCTGCGATTTTCTGCATTCTGCGGTTTCCGTTAGGGAGGCCGTATGACTCTGCCAGTAGACGGTATCAAACTCCATCGCGGCAACTTCGCGGCCATAGGACAGCAAATTCAGCCATTGCTGGATGCAGGCCAGTGCTTCCGCCTTCAGGTCAAGCCGTGGCGCGAGAAGCGCAGCCTGTCGCAGAACGCGCTAAGCCACATGTGGTACACGGAAATCAGCGAGTACCTCATCGCCCGGGGCAAGACCTTCGCTACACCTGAGTGGGTCAAAGATGCGATGAAGCACACCTATCTCGGCTATGAGAGCAAGGACCGCGTGGACGTCGTGTCCGGAGAGGTCACCGCCGTCCAATCCCTGCGCCATACGTCCGAGCTGGAAACCGGAGAGATGTACATCTTCCTGTGCAAAGTCGAAGCCTGGGCAATGAATATCGGCTGCCACCTGACCATTCCGCAGAGCTGCGAGTACCAGCAGCTGCGCGATAAGCAGGAGGCCTGATGTCTACTCCACTTTCCCGCGTCATCACCAACGAAATCTTCCGCGTTCCTGCGCGCCGCAAGCGTAAGCCCGCGGTTAAGCCGTCCGACATCCCGACTTTCAAGGACTACACCGCCCGTCTGGTCGATGAGAAATGGCTGCGTCTCGCGGCACGGAGGGCGCATGGCTAAGTTACCGCGCCGTAAGTGCGCCCATAAAGCCTGTCGCCAGTGGTTCCACCCGGTACGCGACGGGCAGGTAGTTTGCAGCTTCGAATGCGCCAGCGCGATCGGCAAAGAACAGACCGCAAAAGCCCGCGAAGCCGCTAAACAGAAGGAAGCGCAGCGCCAGCGCACCGAAGAGAAGGCAGGCCGCCAGCGCCGTAAAGCGCGATTGGAAGAGCTCAGACCTAACGGTTACTACAAGGCGCAGGCTCAGCAGGCATTCAACGCCTACATCCGTGCGCGTGATGCTGATTTGCCATGCATCAGCTGCGGCGAGACCAATCCGCCTGATCTGCATGGCGGCCAATGGGACTGCGGCCACTTCAAAACGGTCGGTGCCAACCCTGAGCTGCGCTTTGAAGAACGCAACGCCCATAAGCAGTGCAAATCCTGTAATGCCGGGGCTGGTAAGTTCACCGCCAAAGAGGCGACGGTCGCGAAGCAATACGAAGCTGGCCTGGTCGCTCGTTACGGGCGGGAATACGTCGACTGGCTCAACGGCCCCCACGAAATGACCAACTACCGCCGGGAAGACTTCATCCGCATCCGCGATGAGTACCGCGCCAAGCTCAAAGCACTGAAACAGCGGGAGGCAGCATGAGCACAGAAACCGAAATTGAACTGGGCAAGGTTGTCGCGTTCCCTACGAAGAATAACGACTTGCAGGATGGGCTGATTATTCAGCGCGAAGGGCAGAAGGTTATGTGCCTGCACTCCACTGTTTGGGTGAACGAGAAAGACCGGACCTTACGCTGCCGGAAGTGCGAAACGTTGATCGAGCCTTTTGACTTCCTTATGACGCTCTGCGACCAGGAGTCTCGCTACATGGAGAACGTGAAATATCTCCGCCGGGAAGAAAAGCAGCGCCGTCAGAATATCGAGAAGCTCATTCAGATTGAGAAGAACGCCAAGTCACGCATTCGCCGCGCCGGGGATAAATCTCCACTCCCTCTTTGGCAGAACGAGAGGGTAGATGAATGACCCGCGACCAGATTGTCAGATACCAGGCCGAAAGCGTTAAGCGCGCCAACCTGCCGCCAGTAGCAAAGCACAGCCAGACCAAAACCAATCAGCCACATAAGGAAGCCGCATAATGAACCTTGAGAACACGCTAAAGTTCCACTTCGCAAAATCAACCATGATCAGTGATTCTCCTCGCGCTACTGCGTCTGACTCTCTGACTGGTACGGACGTAATGGCAGCCATGGGGATGACTCAGGAACGAGCATCGATGGGATACAGCGCTTTCCTGGGGAAAATGGGTATAAGTTCCCTTGACCGTGATAAGGCGGTTGATCTGCTTACTCAGTACGCGCTGAAGAACTGCGACAAGGTGGCCGCCCTACGCAAACTTGAATCTGATGTTAAGCCGAAGGTCGTGCAACTGCTCGCAACCTTTGCCTTCGAGGACTACTCCCGCAGCGCTGCCAGCACCCGCACGTGCGACTGCTGCAATGGTGATCGCTTCGTTGAAGCAGAGGTCATGACCATGAAGCACATTGGAAGACCACACCTGAAAGAGAAGCGGGAGACGGTGAATGTTCTTTGCCAAAAATGCAAAGGGAAGGGCGTGGTCAGCAACGCATGCCGCTGCAATGGGAAGGGTGTCGTACTGGACGAAGAGAAGACACGTCAGCAAGGTGGCGTACCGGCCCACAAAACATGTTCACGCTGCAATGGTCGTGGTTATTCGCGTCTGCTTCCAGAAAGCGTCCGCAAATTCATTAGTGAAAACGTTATCGAAATACCGGAGACGACATGGCGCCGATCCTACAAAGACTTCTTCGAAAGCCTGGTTGGCGAGTGCCTCAAGCAGGAGGAATATGCCAACAGCATGCTCAAAAAAGTTACGCAATGAGAAATATTTCCTACAGGATTAACTTTCTGTAGGAAATCTATTTACAAAGTGGCGATTTTTGGTTAATCTCGATTCTAACGATGGGTTAATGCCTTCGTTGTGGTGGTGAGGAAGCAAGTAAACATCGCACATCGGGTCGAAAGACGCCTTGAGATGAAGCCACCAACCAAATTAAAAGCCACTGGTTATTGCCGGTGGCTTTTTGTTTTATGAGGGTAATTGGAAAGGTTATAATTAGGCGTCACTCATCGGGTGATGCGCGCAGGATGTGCGGTTCGTCTATATTAAGGTGAAACTATGCGCAACTCAGAAACAAAAACGTTTTATTAAAGCTCGCCATAATTCAAATGATGGGATAAAAACCGTTGTGCGGGACATCCGCATCTCAAGTTTTAGTCGTGATGGAATTATCTACCGCCATGGTCTTTTTCCTGATACTGGCGTAAGTATCGCAATGAATGAGTATTCCTATTTAAGGACGTATAGCACAGCCGAAGAGGCTGAGGTGGGCGAACCTGAGTGGCTCCATTGGCGTCAGCAGGAAGCGTTGGGTTTAAAAGTAAATCCATTTGGAAACTAAAATTGAATAACCCAAGCCCCGACTATTGCCGGGGTTTTTCATTTCTGCACAACGGAAATCGCTTTGAGTATGTGACGGCATCCCGGTGAGACCAGGTACATTTCCCTGGCGCGGCAAAGCGATCCCCGTTGTGGTGAATGTCCTGATGGCGTCGTAAAGCGATAGCCATGAATGCCGGATAGCAGCACCGGTCACCACACCCAAACCCACTACCTGGGACCCTTCGGCCAGAGAGCCGACATTGCCTTACCCTCACATTGCCAGCCTGTCGCTGGCTTTTTTATTTTCAGGCCCCGGGAACCATCATCGACACGCCTACTTGTTAAATCGTCCCGAGGGCCTGAACCAACTACACACGGAATAAATATGTCTGAGACCTTCACTATCGTAGGCGTTGGTCTTACATCGTCATCAGTCGGTGTAACCTTTGCCACGCTGTTTCCGGAGGCGACTCCAGCAGTGATGCTCGGATCACTCGCCGGAACGGCGCTATACGTTCTGACCTCAGATCCCCATCAACTCTGGAAGCAGGCTATCTTTGCGCTGATATCGTTTATCAGTGGCGTGTTCTTCTCCGTACCCATGGCGAAAATCATGGCCGGAATCATCAACACGCCGTTAAGCCTGATGAAGCCACCGGCCAGCATTGAGGTATCGCCAGCTGTCGGTGCAATTGTCACTGCTTCCATTTCCGTGGCAGTCCTGCTGCGTATTCTCCGCAAATCCAAAAGCGGGAAGATGCCAGGGCTGGGGGAGGAAGATAAATGACATGGCAGCTTCTTCTGATGGATGCAAACGCCATAGTTTGCCTGTTAATCATGGTCAGGCTGATGTTTTTCCGGAAAGAGGGAAAGCGTCATCGCCTTAGTGTCGCGGTGCTGGCCTACCTAGTCATCCTTGCCGCCGGATTCAACGCCTTCAACATTCTGCTCGGCCACTACGTTCAGGTTAACCTCGGCGATCTGCTGCTTAACTCCGTCATCTGCATGGCGGTGTGGCTGGCGCGCGGGAACCTGGCGAAGGTCGTCATTACGGAATAGCCATGACCAAAGACGATATCTTTAACACCATTCTCGGCAAAGAGGGTGGTTATGTTGATCACCCGAACGATAAGGGCGGCCCAACGAACTGGGGAATTACTCAGGCAACCGCCCGAGCGCATGGTTATACCGGTGATATGCGAAACCTTACACGTGAGCAGGCTCTGGCGATCCTTGAGTCTGATTACTGGTATGGCCCGCGCTTTGACCAGGTGGCAGAAGTATCCCCTTCCATTGCCGCCGAACTTTGCGATACCGGTGTGAACATGGGGCCATCGGTGCCGGTTAAATGGTTCCAGCGCTGGCTGAACGTTTTCAATAACCAGCAGCAGCTCTATCCGGATCTGATCGCCGACGGGCAGATCGGCCCACGTAGCATCAGCGCGCTGAAGTCCTTCCTGGCGAAACGAGGCGGCGAAGGAGAAATCGTATTGCTTCGCGCACTGAACTGTAGCCAGGGCCAGCGTTATCTTGAGCTGGCAGAACAGCGGCCGGCTAACGAATCATTCGTTTATGGCTGGATGCGCGAGCGGGTGAGCCTATGACGACACTCAAATCTGTACTGGCGGCAATCGGAGTTGCGATCCTGATGGTGCTTGGTGCGTTTGGTGTGGGCCGTTTTCGCGGGCGTGAACAGGCTGAAGAAAAAGCAGACCGACAGCGCACAGAAGAAAAGGCCTCGGCCATTGAGTCAGCAGCCGAACGCCGGGTAGAAGCAACGAAAGAGGCCAGCAATGTACAGCAGAATGTTAACCGCATGCCTGATGACGATGTTGATCGCGAGCTGCGTGACACGTGGAAGCGTCCCGGTGGTGGTTGATACAGCCTGTGATTGGGTAAATCCAATCTACCTTACCGACCGCGACATTGATGTTCTTGACCGCCAGACGAAGCGCGACATCCTGGCGCATAACAAATCGTGGCAGGCGAACTGCCAGAAAACAAAAGAATCGGGGGCAAAGTGATGAAAGCCAACCAGTGCAGTGAAGGTTTCGACAATCCATCCAAGTTCCGCGAGGAATGGGATAAGCAGACCCAGGGGAAATAGCGCAATGGGTACTTTAATCAAGGGCTGGAAAGTAATGCTCCTGACCAAGGAAGGTTACGATTCTGGAAAGGCACCTGAGCAGGTCGGCTGGCAGAGCAGCAATGAGCCAGACATTCGCGATGGGGTGCTGATTATTAAAAATGGACTGGACACCCACGGCGTACCGCTCAACATCATTCACAGCTTCAGCATCGAAGCTGTAAAAGCTCAATGACATTACAGAAGCTCTTCAATGAGGGGCTTCGATAATGATCTGTGTAACCCCGCAAGGATGGTGATCACATCTTGCTGACGGGTAAGCCGTAAGTGGCTAAGCACTTCTGAGAAGCAGGGCAACAGCTGCGACAAGGCAAAGAGGTAATCATGTCCGACATCTACCAAATCACCCTAACCACCCAAACAGGCGAAACCTTCACGGGCAAGATGTCACGACGTCAGCCTGAACTGGTAAACGGCTTTGTGCCGCTGGCGACGGAGACAGGAGAGTGGCTGTATTTCGCACCGGCCGATGTGAAGCGCGTGCAGTTTACGCCGGTACCGGCAGAGCAAACCGAACAGCCAGAAGAACAAACAACGGAGTAAAGAATGAGCAAACCGGACTGGGAGGCCATCGAGACGGCGTACCGGGCCGGAGTGATGTCCCTCCGTGAAATAGCATCACAGCACGGTATCAGCGAAGGCGCTATCCGTAAGCGTGCCAAGCGTGACGACTGGTTGCGTGACCTGAATGCGAAGATTCAGCAAAAGGCTGATGATCTGGTACGCAAACAGGAGGTACGCAGGACGGTACGCAACGAAAGCACTTTGACCGAGCGCGTACTGATAGAGGCGACTGCCGAGGTGATTGCCACGGTACGCATGGAGCACCGGGGGGACATCCGCCGGGCTCGTGAACTGACCAACACGCTATTCGATGAACTTGGTGCGCAGTGCGCAGATGTAAGCGCGCTCGAGCAGTTGGGCGACATCATGTTTGACCCCGACGATAAAGGGCGGGACCGGCTCAATGAAATTTATCAGAAAGTGATCAGCCTGCCTTCCCGCGTTAAATCCATGAAAGACCTGAGCGACAGCCTGAAGACACTGATCGGCCTCGAACGTGAGGCGTACAGCATCGAGAACAAGGCTGAAACGAAAGAGGTCACGCATAACGTCATGCTGGTTCCAACCAGTGACAACGTGGATGACTGGGAAGCGGCAGCGCAGAAACAACAGGACGGGGTGCTCGGTGGATGAATTACAAAGCTGTATGGAAGCCTCTGCCTGGATCGCAGTCTCTGGCGCTGAGCTGCCCGTGTAACGAAATCCTGTTCGAAGGTACTCGCGGTCCGGGTAAAACTGCTGCGCAGTTAGCCAGGTTCCGGCGCAATGTCGGCGTGGGTTATGGCTCATTCTGGCGCGGCGTCATTTTCGACACCGAATATAAGAACCTTGCCGACATCATCACTCAGTCGAAGCGCATGTTTCGCCTGTTCAACGACGGTGCGCGCTATCTGTCATCTGCGAGCGAATTGCGATGGGTATGGCCCACAGGCGAAGAGCTTCTCTTTCGCTTCGGCAAAGAGGCAGACGACTACTGGGATTATCACGGGCAGGAATTCCCGTTCATCGGCTTTAACGAGCTGACGAAACAGCAGTCTCCAGAGTTCTACGAAATGATGTTCTCCTGCCGACGTTCATCGTTCAGGCCGGAAAACTACCCGCTGGATAATGGCAAGTTACTGAAGCCAATCCCGCTGGAGACGTTCAGCACTACCAACCCGTTTGGCATCGGGCATACCTGGGTGAAGAAGCGCTTCATTGAGCCGGCGCCGCGTGGAACCGTGCAGCGTGACAGGCAAATGGTATTCAACCCCCAGACTGAGCGAGAAGAGGAAATCACGCTGACCCGCGTGGCCATCCACGGATCGTTCAAAGAGAACCCGTACCTCGATCCGCAGTACATCGCAACGCTGATGGCCATCAAAGACCCGAATCGCCGTAAGGCGTGGGTTGAGGGCTCGTGGGATGTTACCAGCGGCGGACGTTTCGACCATCTGTGGAATGCTTCGCATCATGTCATCAAGCCATTCCGCATACCGGATAGCTGGACGGTCGACCGCTCGCATGACTGGGGCGAATCAAAACCGTTTTCCAACCTCTGGTGGGCACGATCCGACGGAACCGCCGCAGAACTGCCTGATGGCCGCCAGTTCTGCCCGCCTGCTGGGACGCTGATTCTTATTGGCGAGTGGTACGGCTGCCCACCGGAGGAGCTGAACAAAGGCCTGAATATGTCATCAACAAACGTCGCTAAGGGCGTTGCCTGGGTAGATAAACGGCTGGTGGGCGATGAACTTGCTGAGCCTGACGAAATCAAGCTTAACGGGGTGACTCAGGGGCAACTGAACATCATGCCTGGCATCTGCAAGAAGGTTACACCGGGCCCGGCTGACAGCGCCATTTACAATACAGGCGATGATGAACTCTCCATTGCGCAGAAGATGGAGTCCCAGGGCGTTAAATGGCTTGAGGCAAACAAAAAGCCGGGATCGCGCGTTAACGGCGCCGCTCTGTTTGCCGATATGCTCGAAGCTGTCAATGAAGGTAAGAAACTGGAATCCGGCATCCCGGAGAAACCTGCATTTTACGTATTCGACTACTGCCGTGGCTGGATCAGCCGTGTGCCGGTACTCGTGCGCGACAGTAAAAACCCCGACGATGTAGATACCCAACAGGAAGATCACGACTGGGATGCTACCCGATATGCCGTACTGCATTCACCGCCGAAGAGAGTCGGCAAAGTCACCAATCTGAGGCTCTAACTCCATGCCTGACATTTCAACACCCAATCTGGACTATGGGAACATGGTCCAGGCGTGGGATATCAACGATGCCCTGATGGGCGGCACGCTCTATATGCGACAGCTGGGCGAGCAATATCTACCGCGCTGGCCAAAAGAAGACAGGGAGGACTACAAGAAACGTTTGGCCGTGGCCACGCTTCTGCCAGCCTACGAAGAGACCATTAAGCAAAACATCGGGCGTGTATTCGCCGAGCCCATTAAGCTTGCCGAGAATGTGCCGGATCAGCTGCGAGAGTATGCGAAAAACTTCGACCTTGAAGGGACGCGCCTGGACGTATGGGCGCAGGCATTCTTCGGTCTGGCGATGCAGTATGGACTTTCCCACGCGCTGGTGGATTATCCCAGGGTGGACACCGAAAAGGTGAAAACCAAAGCTGAAGAGAAAGCTACCGGCGCGCGCCCCTATGTCACCATGCTCAATCCACGCCAAGTAATTGGCTGGAAGTCGAAAATGGTGGACGGCAAAGTGGTGCTGACTGCGCTGCGTATCAAAGAGGTTGTGATCGAAGACGGCGACGACTTCGGGCAGACCAAGGTCGAGCAAATCCGGTACCTGACACCCGGAAAGGTGGAAATTTACCGCAAGGCCAAAGATGCTGACGGTGCCGAGAACTGGGCGCTATTCGAGGAGTGGCAGACATCCCGCCAGGATATCACTCTGGTTACGCTCTACACCAAACGCACCGGGTTTATGTGTGGTTCACCTCCATTACTCAATATGGCCCTTCTGAACATTAAGCACTGGCAGAGTCAAAGCGAGCAGGACAACATCCTGCACGTCGCAAGAGTGCCTTTGCTCACGGTGTTCGGGCTGGAAGAGGGGCAAGAACTGGTGATTGGCTCATCCTCTGCCACGTCGTTCTCCGATCGGCAAAGGCAGGGCCTGGAATACGTCGAGCATACAGGTTCCTCCATCGGTGCTGGCAAAGAGTCGCTGGCAGAGCTGGTGGAGCAAATGCGACAGGCAGGTGCGAAGCTGCTGCGCACCGAAAATACCTCTACCAAGTCGGTAGACCAGACTTCTGAAGAGAAAATGCAGGAGCAGTCACCGCTCTACACCATGGCTACAAGCCTGGAAGATGCGATCGACAATATCCTGCAAATCATGGCTGAGTACATCGGTGAAGCGGAAGGCGGCAACGTTGACGTACGCACCGAGCTGGATGTCGAGTCGAAAGAGTTTAATCCACCAGCGGCGATGGCCATTCAGTCGCTGCGCCAGGGCGGTGACCTTCGTCGTATTGATGCGATCAAGGCCCTGCAAAAGCTCAACCTCATTGATGCCGACGCTGATCCCGATGTAGTTCTGAGCGAGTTGCTTGCTGAGTCAGCATCTTTAACTGAACCGCCACCTGGCGAGGTGTGATATGGCTCGCTCGGTAAACGACAGGTTGCAGGATGAGACAATAGCTCATGGGCTTTACGTGACGCGCTACGGCACTGGCGTTGCCCGGCGAATGGTGGCGCTTCTAAACAGGATGGATGCTGATCTGGCTGCCCGGCTGCTTGTGCTGCTGGAGGGTAAGCGCGCTGACACCTACAGCGCGCGTCGCCTTGCATCGCTACTGGCTGGTGTGCGGGAGCTAAACCAGCAGGCCTACGAACCGGTCAATGCTGCTCTGATGCGCGAACTGACGCGTTACGCTGATTATGAGATCGGGTATCAGTTTGGCCTGTTCAGCAGCCTCATTCCCGGTCAGGTGCTTAAGCACGTCCCGCTGCAAAGCATTGTCCCGGAACAGGTCTATGCTGCTGCGGTGGCGCAGCCGTTCCAGGGGAGGTTGCTGAAAGAGTGGGGCAAGAAACTCGAATCGGATCGGCTGGAAAAAAATTACCAGTGCCGTGCGCACCGGATTTCTTCAGGGTGAAACCGTCGAGCAAATTGTGAAGCGGGTCACCGGCACGCCGCAACTTAAACGCCAGGACGGGGTTATCAATGCCTCACGTCGAGACCTTGCGGTAGTAACCCGCACGGCGGTGAACCATGTGGCCGCTACAGCGCGCCAGGAGTTTGCACAGGCCAACAGCGATATCGTAAAGGCCAAGCAGTGGTCTTCGACGCTGGACACCCATACCAGCCAGTGGTGCATCATCCGAGATCGCAAACTCTATTCCCTCGATGGCAAGCCGCTGGGCCATGCAATCCCATATCTGCGCGGGCCCGGCAAAATTCATTTCTGCTGTCGCTCATGCGAAATTCTGATCACTAAATCGTGGGAGGAATTACAGATAGCCTCTGGCGAACTGAGCAGCGCCACACGCGCTTCGATGGATGGACAGGTGCCATCGCATACCAGCTATGCCGAATGGCTCGTCAGGCAACCGTACGCACGGCAGGAGCAGGTGCTGGGCGTTACTCGCGCGCGGATGCTGCGTGACGGCAAAATCACCGTGCCTGAGATGTTCAATGATGCCGGGGAGTTTCTGACCCTGGACGAGCTGCGCCGCGTGGATGCATCGGCGTTTGAATGACACAACCTTATCAATATCTGGCTGCCTCTGGGCGGCCTTTTTTATGCCTGCCGCTGAGCGGATGCGACGCGGTGCCCGGGTCGGATGACCCATTACGTATGGCCGGAAGGCTGGAGCAAAAACAATGAAACTTAAACTTGATGCTAACGGAAATGTGGTCGTTGAAAACGGTATGCCTGTGTACGTCCATGACGACGGCAAAGAGATCCCGTTTGATGCGGTCGCAGCGATGACCAAAATCACCTCCCTGAATGGTGAGGCGAAAACTCACCGTGAAGCGAAGGAAGCGGCGGAAGCCAACCTCGCGAAATTCTCTGGCATCAGTGACCCGGCCAAGGCGCTCGAAGCCCTGGAGATGATGACCAAAATCGACCAGAAAAAACTGATCGATGCTGGCGCCGTTGACCAGGTAAAGGCGGAGATCACTAAGGTCTTCCAGCAGCAGCTGGACGAAGCGAACGGAAAAGCTCAGCAACTGGAAAGCCAACTGTACGACGAGATGATTGGCGGGCGCTTCGGTGGCTCCAAATTCATCTCCGAGAAGATGGCGATCCCGAGTGAATTCGTGCGTTCGTACTTCGGACAGAATTTCAAAATCGAAGACGGCAAGGTTGTGGCCTACGATGGCCAGGGCAACAAGGTGTTCTCCCGCACCAAGCCTGGCGAGCTGGCCAGCTTCGATGAAGCTCTGGAATCTCTGGTCGAGTCGCACCCGCAGAAAGACTACATCCTCAAAGCGTCCGGCAACAGCGGCGGCGGTTCTCACCAGTCGCAGCATCAGGCCGGGCAGAAAACCATGAAACGCGATGCATTTGATTCCCTGGACGCTGCTGGTAAGCAATCAGCACTGAAAGATGGCGTCAGCATCGTCGATTAAATCGAAAGGAGCCATAAATGGCAGGCAATACCCTTACTGGTCTGATCCCGACCATCTATACCGCGCTGGATGTAGTGTCCCGCGAGCAAACTGGTTTTATTCCTGCGGTGGCGCGTGACGCGAAAGCAGATGCAGCTGCCAAAGACCAGACCGTGCGTGCACCAGTCGCGCCTCCGGCCACTACTGAAGATATTGTTCCAGGGCCGTCTGCACCTAATTCCGGTGATCAGACTATCGGCGGTGTGGATGTAAAAATCACCAAATCCAAAATGGCCCCAGTGAAATGGAATGGTGAAGAGCAGCTGGCGCTTGGCCCAGCAGGAACCTACAACACCATCCTGGCAGATCAGTTCAAACAGGCTTTTCGTGCTCTTGCCAACGAAGTTGATGCTGATCTGGCCGCGCTGTACTTCAACTCCTCGCGCGCAGTTGGTACGCCGAAGGATACCCCGTTCAGCGTTAAAGACGATTTGTCTGATGCTGCGCTGGCCCGTCAGATTCTGACGGATAACGGCGCGCCAACTACCGATTTACGTATGGTGCTTGGCGGCGAAGCGATGGCGTCCATCCGCGGTAAACAGGCCGTCCTCTTCAAAGCGAATGAGGCAGGAACCGACCAGTTGCTGCGTGAAGGCGTTATCGGTCGCATCATGGGCTTCAATCTCCATGAGTCATTCAGCATCAAGCGCACCGCGAAGAGCACCGCAGCGGGCTATAAGGTCAACGGTGCGAAAAAAGAAGGCGATATCATCATTGCCATCTCCGCCGGAACTGGTGGTATTGCGGTTGGCACCGCGGTGAAGTTCGATGGTGACGACAACCAGTATCTGGTCGTCGCGGCCACGTCCTCCAGCATCACCATCAGCTCGCCGGGCCTGCGCCAAGACCTGGCAGACGAGACGGCCATCACCGTACTCAGTGAGTTCACCCCGAACATGGCGTTCGACCGCGGGGCATTCCTGCTGGCCAGCCGTACCCCCGCGATGCCTGAAGGTGGCGATACTGCTGATGACGTCATGAATGTAACCGACCCGAAATCTGGCATCACCTTCCAGGTGGCGCTGTACCGCCAGTACCGCCAGGTGCGTTACGAAGTGGGTCTGGCATGGGGTGTGGCATCCGTGGCGCCACGCCATTCCGCCATCATCATGGGTTAACCCAGGGGGCTTCGGCCCCTTTGTTTTTCAGGAGGCCCAATGGCCGGATTAACCAGAGAACAGCGCGCTCAGCGTGAAGCGGAAAAGCTTGCAGCTCAGCAGGCCGCTGATAATAACCCTGCCCAGCAGGAACAGCAGCAGGAACAGCAGGGTATTGAGCTGGTGCCCATGGTTCGCGACACCCCAGAATTCCCAGGCGGCCCGCTGCGCGCAGATGTTCACCCTGACGAAGTGAATAACTGGCTGGCGCTGGACTGGCGTCTGGAGGAATAACCATGCTGGTTGCCGATTCCCATTCGCCGGACTTTAACAGCTACGCCAGCGTGTCCGACCTGCGGGTCTTTGCCGCCGCGCGCGGATACAGCATTCCTGCCGAAGATGGCGAGTGTAGCCAGATGCTGATGCAGTCGATGGACTTTCTGGAAGGAAGGTCCTGGCGTGGTCAGCGCTCCAGCGCATCTCAGCCTCTATCCTGGCCGCGCTCCGGCGTACGCTTCGATGGCGTGGACCTGCCGGATGATGCTATTCCACAGCGCCTGATTGATGCCCAATGCCGCCTGGCTATCGAGTCGCAGGAGATTGACCTCACGCCGTCGGTCTCCGGTGGCGGCGCGGTCATAGCTGAGAGCGTACAGGGGGCGGTCTCTGTGCAGTACGAGCCGGGAACGAATAAGGCCACTCCATCATTCCCCTGGTTCTATTCCTCGCTGCGCGGGCTTGTGGTGGGCGGCAACCAGGTCCGGATCGAAAGGGGGTAGCATGGCAATCGACTATCGCCGCATGCGCGCCACGGCAACGCGGCTGCTGACGGAGAACGGCAAAGCCTACCAACTGACTCGCGGAGGTACTACCACCCGCGATCAGTACGGGAAAGAGGTTATCACCGAGCCAATTACAGCGACCGTTACCGGCGTTATCACCGAATACTCCACGCGTGAAGTCGACGGTTCACTGATTGCTACGGGCGATAAGAAACTGGCGGCCACGTTTGAAACGGAAGTGCGCATTGGCGACCTCATTGATATCGACGGCAAAAAGTGGCGCGTAGTTCAGCCGAATCCGGTTAAGCCCGCAGACGTGCTGATTTCCTATAACATCCAGCTGAGGACCTGATTATGACCAGTTCTGCAAATCAGCCGTTCCTGGCTGCCATTCAGTTGTTCGTAGATGGTTCAAAGCAGGAGATTGAGGAGGCGGTCCGCCGGACGGGTATCAAAATCCTCGGGCGGTTGGTGGACATGTCACCTGTCGGGCAGCCAGAAATCTGGCAGGTAAACCAGACGGCATCAGCCTATAACACCGCGGTGCGAGAGCATAACGCGGCGCTACGTGATGATCCGGCCAACCTTACAAAAGCAGGGCGGCTCAGGCGAGGCCTGCGTGTCAACGATTCGATGGACATCAAAAAGCTAGAGGGTTATGTCGGCGGGCGATTCAAAAATAACTGGTATGTGGGTCTCGACAGCCAGCCTACTGAGACGAACGATACCCCAGATGCTTCCGGGCAGGGTTCCAACACCCGCGGGCTGGCGGTGCTCGAAGTGTTCCGGGTGGGGCAGGTGAACTCGATTTACTTTACCAATAACCTGCCATATGCCCCGGCGCTGGAGAATGGTCATTCGAATCAGGCGCCCGGCGGCATGGTCGGACTGACCGCATTGGATGCTGCGCAATATTTCAGGGAGGCAATGAGCGAGGTACGCAATGGTCGGTGATCAGTCCATGCGAATAGCTGACCTGCTGGAGAGCCGGGTAGCCATAATCTCGGCCTCTCTCGCTTGCCGATCGCCTGGCCGAATATCGTATTTGATCCACCGGATGCGCCATACGCCCGTGTTTATGTTTTACCTGCACAAACTGTAGGTCAGGACATAGAAGGTCTGATGCGTACCTATCAGGGGATCTTGCAGGTAAACATCATTACTCCCGCAGGCTCAGGCGTGAGCCAGGCGAGGGGGCTGGCTCAGTCGGTGGCAGATGCATTCCCTGAGGGACTGCCGCTGGTGGACGGTGATTTGACGGTTTACATCAACGGGCCGCCGCAGGTGAGACAACCCATCCAGGACCGGCCAACCTCGGCGCCCAACGGGTCCAGTGGCTCCATAACCTACACCATTCCCGTCAGCATGCAGTACCGCGCTGACTACTGACCCGCCAGAAGGCGGGTTTTTATTACCTAAATTCAGGAGAGTGCTATGGCATTCGCAATCCCTAACGGCTCGCGTGTGAACGTGGCCAAGGCCTATCAAGCCCCAATCACCTTTACCGCAGCCTCTAACGCGACGGAATGCGAACTGACCGTTGCATCGGCCTCCGGCATTCTGGCCGGTGACGTAGTTCAGGTGAGTTCCGGCTGGTTAAAGCTCGATAACATGGTGCTGCGCGTAAAATCGGTGACCAGTAATAAAATCGTGCTGGAAGCATTCGATACTACCGACACCACCAAATTCCCGGCAGGCACTGGCGCGGGCACGCTGCGTAAAATCGACTCATGGATCACCATGCCTCAGGTGATGACACTGTCAACTGAAGGTGGTGACCAGCAGACTATCAGCGTGCAGTTCCTGGAAGATGACAAAGCGCGAACTATCCCAACGTTTAAAAAAAAACGCGGTGGTTCAGGTTTACACCTTTGCACATGACCCTCAACTGGCGATCTACAAACGCCTCATTGACCTGGATGACTCCAGCGACACCACCGCGGTCTGGTTCCATAACCCACGCGGCAAAGCCGATCGTTTCTACTCAGCCAAAGTCTCGTTCCAGCGCGTGCCGCGCACGGAAATCAACGCTGTGGAAAGTAACGAGGCGCGCATGAACTTCGAATCGGACATGCAGATTTACCCGATCGCCGATTCATCCGTGACGCCGCTGGCGTTCCTGACCGACCTGCCGGCCACCAAATCGGTTGCTACAGGCGCAGCGCTGGATCTGGCGGTGGTAATGAAGGGCGGCTCAGCACCTTACACCTACGTTTGGAAGAAAGGCAGCACCGCTATTCCGGGCAAAACCGCATCGACGTTCAACATTTCATCTGTCGCATCCGGTGATGCTGGCGTTTACACCTGTGAAGTCACCGACGCCGCGGGAAAAACCATCACCTCGGCTGCGTGTACTGTCACGATCAGCTAACCAATCAGGCCCGGTACGCCGGGCTTTTTTTATGCGCATCGCACGCGCACATCGAAGAAAGTCTTTCAGCTGTGAGCCTGGGCAAACCGTTAACTTTCGGCGGATTTGCCGTGCGACAGGCTCACGTCTAAAAGGAAAATTAAAATGTCAGAACCTTCAATCGTCCCTTACGTAAAAACCACTCCCAAACCTTTTGGTGTGGACGTCGAATGGAAATGGCCGGGTGGCTGCGCGGTGCTAGAACTGCAATGCCTTCATGAAGATGGCCGACTTATGAAAGAACGCATCTTCTGGCCAGCTACCGTATGCCTTATTTCCGGCCTCAAAGCTGGTGAGAGATTGCAGGTGCGCCTGCGTCCAATTGCAGAAGATGGCTCAGCACGAGATTGGCGAGCCGGTGACTGGATCGAAGGGGTTTCTTCTGTCGATACCGAAGAGATTATTGAGGCGCTGGACGAAGAGATCCGTAACAGCTGCGCACTTCATGGCCTTAAAGGTGGCTGGTTTGTTGATAAAACCGGCAAGGCTTACATCCACGAGGCGCTGATCGGCAATGGCACATTGTCTACGAACTACAGCGTGAAGATGAACGTGGATTATGGTGGCAAACGGTACGCAGCTGGCATGACCCTCGGAGTTGAAGATGGCCAGAGCAACGTTGAGTTTATGGCTGATCGCTATACGGTGCATGAAGCCGCTTCATCCATCATCGAGAACGCCGTCGCAACAAGCGCGAAGACGAAGATTAGGCTTGGCGATGAAATGAAGCAGGCCGTCATTGATGCCGTGCGTGAAAGCGATTTGTTCGCATCCCTCCAGGCAAATATTGATGCGCAAACATCGTCAGTAGCTGGCCTGCAACAGGCGATGAACGAAGCGGTCACCAATGCTATTAAAAAACGCGCTGAAGCCCGGTGGCCTGCTTTACAACCGTTAACCTCCCATCACGCACTCGAATACTCGACCCGCTCCGGCGGGTTTTTCATTTTCTAAGGAACCGAAATGACCAAATTTTCACTGATCCCCAACCCTACGTTTTCCGTGACCGCCAGTATCCCACGCGCCGGTGCCGAAGACGGCAAGCTGACGTTTACTTTCCGCCATAAGACACTGGAAGAGCTGCGCTCTATGGACGAAAAGCTGCAAAAGGCCGCTGAAGGTAAAAAGGCTGTTATCGAGCCGCAGGCTGACTATCTCATGGAAATTGTCGAAGGATGGGCTCTTCCTGACGAGTTCACCCGCGAAAACGTAATTGTTCTCCTGCAAAACTATCCGCGTGCTTTTGACAGCATCGGCATGGCGTACACCAAAGAGCTGATGGGTATCCGCGAAAAAAAACTGAGGCAGGTCGCCGCAGCGATGTATACACCGGGACCGACGCTCGCGGAGTTAGCCGCTTTTGGTTTAACGCCTGAGGACGTGGAGGAAGAGGTGGGGATCCTGCCATCTATATGGGAGGCCTTTACCGTCTTCTCCACACTGGCGACCCAATGGCGCATCGGCGCGAGCGGTGCCACCGGTCTTGATTACAACGTTCTCCCCTGGGTGTTTCAGTTGCACGGGGGTTGAGGATGCGGCGGCCTGCATGGCTGATATTCGAATCATGGAAAGCGAGGCTCTCAAAGTGATGCATAAGGAGACGGCCTGATGAGTGACCAAATCGCCTCGATCACATTGCGTGCTGACGTATCCGATCTGAAAACGGCCAGCAATGAACTGGATAAACTCGGTGAAGCCGCGGCGGGAGCCGTAGGTAAAGCCGATGACCTTAACAGCGTATTCCGCGCTGGCGCTGAGTCTGCGAAGCAGGGCAGCGAAGGGCTGAAAGAGCAGCAGAACGCGCTCAAAGGGTTGCTGGAGAATATCGATCCGGTCACCAAGGCGTTGAACCGCCTGGATGAGCAGCAAGAATCACTGCGGAAATTTCAGGCCAAAGGTTTCCTGGATACCGAGACCTTTCAGGCTTACAACAAAATCCTGGACGATACCCGCCTCAAGCTGACCGACACCGGGGAAGCCGCGGCGCGTGCTCAGGCCGAATTAGCCGCTACCCAGGCGGCAGAGAAGCAGTCCGCCGCGTTAAAGAACCTGCTGGGTTCCATCGACCCGACAATCCGTGCGTTCAACTCACTGGATGAACAGCACGCACAGCTGGTGGCCCATTTTGAAGCAGGCCGCATTAACGGCGCGCAGTTCGAGCACTTCAACACAATCCTTAACCAGACGCGTGAGCGCCTCTCTGGTGTCGCTGACGTACTGCCAGAGGCGCTATCCCGGCAGGAAGCTGCTGCCCGGCGCGCTGGAATCTCCGTTGGGCAGTACAGCGCAGCGATGCGTACGCTTCCGGCACAGTTCACCGATATCGCTACGCAGCTGGCTGGCGGGCAGTCTCCGTTCCTGATCCTGCTGCAACAGGGCGGGCAGATTAAAGACCAGTTTGGTGGAGTGAAAGGCGCGCTGACTGGTGTAGGCGATTATTTACGCACTCTGATCGGTTTCATTAATCCGGTGACGGTGGGTATTGGCGGCCTAGTGGTTGGCCTTGGAGCAATAGCTGTAGCTTGGTACAAAGGCAGCCAAGAAGCTGGGGAGTTTAATAAGCAACTCATATTAACCGGAAATTATTCTGCTAGATCGGCGAGCCAACTGTCAGACATGGCTCAAAAAATTGGAGGCTCCAGTGGTAAGGTTGCGGCTGCCGCTCGGACGCTCGCGGATGTGGTTGGGGCAGGGACGTTTAAAACGGAGCAGCTCGAAACAGTTACCAGGGCGGCGCTGGCGATGCAGGAGGCCACTGGCCAGTCTGTTGACACCACCATCAAGAACTTCCAAAAACTGTATGCCAGCCCTACCAAGGCGGCGGAAGATCTTAATTCGACGCTTCATTTCCTTACCTCATCGCAATACGACTATATTTCGGCGCTGGAGCGTCGGGGCGATAAAGAGGGCGCAGCAGAGGCGGCAGCCAAAGCCTACAGCCTGGCAGAGCAGAAACGCAGCCAGCAGATTCTCGATAATATGGGTTACATCGAGAAAGCGGCTAAAGCGACTGGTGATGCTATCAAAGGAATGTGGGATAGCCTGCTTGATATTGGTCGTCCGGAAGCGCCTGCCGATATGCTGAAGAAGATGCAGACGCAGCTTGCTGAGTATGAGAAGGCGCTGCTGCCCGAAAGACAACGGATGGGGTATGGCTACAGCTACGATACGAGCAGTAGCGACCAGGAGTATGACTCACGACGCAAGGCTCAACTGGCGGCCATCGCAACGCTGAAGGAACAGATCAGCTTAAAGCAAAAAGAAGTCTCCACTCAAAAGGAAATTAATGAGTCTGAAAAGCAGGCAGCCGATGCTGATAATAAGCGTACAAATGCGCTGATTTATCGCAATCGCATCTTTGAACAATCTGCGACCTGGCAGGAAAAGCGAAGCAAGGCCCTGTCTGAACTTTGGAAAAATGTCGCGGCCTCGCCAGGCGACTGGAGTGCAGCGCAACGCCAGCAGGCTGTCGACGCGATTAACAAGCAGTTTCATCCGGATAAGACACCCAAAACTCCAGCTGTTAAGGTTTCAGCAGGAGATCGTTCAACCGATACATACAATGCTGAGGCTTTGGCTCTGCAGTCCCAGCTTAAAACGCTACAGGACCATCGTGATATTAACGATGTAATCAGCCAGCAGCGTAAGCAACAGTGGGAGTTGATATCGAAAATCACCATCCTCGAGTCCACGGCTAATGATCCGAAAGGGCGTGCATTAACGCTCGATGAAAAATCATTGCTGGCGAACAAAGAGAAGTTGCTGGCCCAGGCAGACATTAATGCGGGGCTAGGTGATCAAATTGCTAAACAGCAGAAATTGAATACCCTTGCCGATCAGGCAACAAAATTCTCTCAGCAGCAGGCTGCGAAACGTGCGGAAATAGCTGCAGCAGCCGAGGGAATTTCCACTAGAGAGGCCCAACGGCTAGCCACTCTGCAGCGAATTGCTGATGCTTACGCTGATAATCTTTCTGCTCAAAAAGAAGTGCTGGCCCAGCAGCGCCAAACCTACAAAGAAGAGGATGAGCTTAGGTCTAACTGGCTTGCTGGGGCCAAGCAAGGATGGGCCGATTATGTTGATGAAGCGACAAATGCTTACGATGCTGTAAAAAACGTCGCTGGCTCAACCCTTAATGGTCTGTCAGATATGCTGACAAACCTAATGACCACAGGGCAGGCCTCAATTAAGGAATTCGGCAAATCAATGCTGAAAATGATAGTTGAGGTCACCAATCGATTACTGGTGGCGTACGCTGTACAGCAGGCTATGGGCTGGATTAGCGGTGGCTCTGGTGGTGGCACTACACCAGGCGGAGCCTATGCAAACGCTGCTGCAGGCGTAACGTTCAACGCTAAAGGCGGAGTCTATGAATCGCCGGGCCTAAGCAAGTATGTGAATGGCGTCTACGATTCACCTCAGTATTTTACGTTCCAGGGGGCCTCTAAATTTGCCAAGGGTGGTGTATTTGCCGAGGCAGGCGAAGAGGCAATCATGCCGCTTACGCGGGATTCTGCTGGAAGACTAGGTGTCAGGGCTCAGGGCGGTGGCGGATCAGGAAACCAAATCAACGTTGATATTTATGTCGACAATAAAGGGAACGCGACTACAAATACAAGTGGTGGTGGAGACGCGGCTGCTCGCGCACTGGCAGAGCGTATGAAGCAATATGTCCAAGAGGGAATTATCAGGGCTATTAGGGATGATGGAGCTATTGGTGGTCGTTTTGCGAAAAAGTAACATCATCTTGCTGCGTTACATTCTGACATTCCCTGGTTATCATGTGTAAAACCATGACAATCAAGGGGATGATAGTGAAAAAGTGCGTTTTAGTTTTGTTTGGTGCCTTACTACTCAGTGGTTGTATGTCTACGCCATCCTCAACTGAGCTGAGCAACGCCTACTATGGTGAGCTGCCACAGTATTACGAAGGGCAAATTAAGCAAACTATTGGTGACAGGCTCAAGGATGCTGACTCGGCTAAATATCAATTCGGTACACCATCTAAAGCCTACCTGCAAGGTGGGATGGCCGAGAACTTCAAGATGTATTATGGTTGGGCTATCCCTGTCCGTGTTAATGCTAAGAACAGTTACGGCGCTTATGTTGGCTATGAGAGCTATATGTTTATGTACATTAACGATAACCTTGTAGATGCAACGCTTAAATTTAAAACTGGCTATGCCAAGACAATTTAAACAAGCCCTATCAGATCTTTTGCTTAAAGCCCACTCATGTGGGCTTTTTAAACTTCTCATTCCATTCTTTTTCGGCCTGCTCCCTTGCTTTACGTTTGATTTCTTCCTTGAACTCATCAGTCATGATCTTTCTAGACATAAGATCAAGAAAAGATGGTAGCTCTTCTTCAACTCGCTTTTTAAGCAATTTTTCAGCGTGGCCAACAAAACTGTCAGGCTCGGCAGTTGTAGTAAATAAATTCTTATCTTCTTCAAGTAGATAGCTCAGATTTAGCCTAAAGATAATTTCTGCATTCATTGAACGGTTATTGACTTTCGCAGAATCTTCAATTTTTTACTTTCAATTCAGATGGAAGCCTGATTCTCAACTGCGGATCTTCTCTGCTCATGGGTAGTGTGCGCCAACAAAAAAATTCACAATAAGTAAATTATGCCCCACGGTGGGGTTGACATCAATGACGCACGGTGTGACACTTTGCTTGTGCCTCACGGTGGGGCATTTAAAGGAGGGGTAAATGGAAAAGGCAAAAGATATGTATCAGCGCAAGGTGCGCTTTCCCGAGGATGTAAAACGTGCCATTGAGCGTAATGGTGAAGAAGAGTGTCGACAGTTCAATACAGAACTGATTTACCAGCTGAGAAAGGTGTATGGATTGGCAGGTGAGAAAAGTGCTCAAGCATAAAAAACGTTGAAGCCCAACGGTGGTCAGACCGTCAGGCTTCGGTATCGAACAAATCCGGCAAGGAAAATATCGACATGAATATTGTAGCAAAATCAGATTACAACTTCCAAGGATTCGCATTTAACCCAGTGACAGAAGGCGGGGCTATCTGGTTTACCTCCACCGAACTGGCGAAGGCACTCGGTTATAAAAAAACCTGATGCCATCAGCCAAATTTATGCACGTAATGCTGATGAGTTTTCCGAGTCGATGTCATTGACACTCAATATGAAGGTCAACGGGATAAACAATAGCTTACGTAACAAATCGGTCAGGGTTTATTCACTTCGAGGCGCTCATTTGGTTGCGATGTTTGCCTCAACACCAAAGGCCAAAGATTTCCGACGCTGGGCGCTGGACATCCTGGATCGCGAGGTTAAGGACTCACCGATCGCCAAGCAGTTTTCTGATGAGGAGTTGGTGAGTCTTTGTTACTTGCAGCTCTGGATGGAAAAGAGCCAGCAGATCAGCAAGAAGCTCTATCCTGCGATGCGCGAACTGGGATCTGAACTTTCAGGCAAGCTACGCGATATCGCACATGAAACCAGGTACATGACGGACGAAACCAAAAAGATTTTACTCCGAGAAACACAAAACTTGGATAACACGAATTTTGTCGTAAGTAGCGCTCAGCCTGTGCTGGCAAAACTCCGCGGCGAAGACGGATGGATTCACTGATGGGCGCATGGGATGGCGCAAAAAGAAAAAGCCGATAGTTCGAGCTACCGGCTTCCTTTGAAACTTGTCATAAGGGTCCAACCAATGACTTCTTTAAATTTAGCAGTTCATGAACCAAATGTCGATCCCAAGCCACTGCCAGTGATTGAATGGAAGGGGTTGCGTGTTGTTACGACTGAAACGCTGGCCGCAGGTTATGGTTCTGATGAGGCTAATATTAGGAAAAACCTTTCGCGCAATGCCAGCCGCTTCATTGAGGGCATCCACATCTTCACCATTAAAGGCCAAGAGCTGAAGGATTTGCGAGTGACTAATAGTCACGCACAAATTTCGAGCAAAGCCCGCTCTGTTGTTTTTTGGACCGAAAAGGGCGCGGCCCGTATGTCGAAGATTGTTGATACTGACGAAGCATGGGCCTTTTTCGAACGCCTTGAGGATGCTTACTTCCGTCCAACTCCATCAATGGGTATCCCGCTGACCTATGAAGCAGCTCTGGAAGACCTCCTGACAAAAGTGAAAGAGAACCGCATTATTGCTGAACAGCGCGATCGTGCAGTTAAAGAGAAGCGCTGGATCTCTGAGAAACGCGAGGTAACCGCGATGGCAACAGCTTCCGCTGCTGTTCGTGCCAAAAACAAACTGGCGGAACGCATCGGGGAAGGAAAAAACTATGCCGCCATTATCCCGGTAGAGAAGAAGCTCGGTCAGAAATTTAAATGGCAGCCGCTTCGTAAATGGTGCCGGGAGAATGATGCAACCCCTCACGACGTAGATGACCCGCGTTTCGGTAGCGTCAAGTCCTGGCCTCGCGCGGCATGGCTTGCAGTGTACGGCGTCGATCTTCGGAAGTTATTCTAAACGCAGTCAAATACAAACCCGCTTCGGCGGGTTTTTTATGGAGTAAATATGGCAGTTGAAACATACAGCTGGCGCTCGCAGCTCGGTGCTGGCGCGATTGAGTACAGCCAGGCGGTGCGCGCGGCGCATTTCGGCGATGGCTATGAGCAGGTTGCTGATAATGGCATTAACTCTACTGCTATTCAGGTGCCAATGAAGCATACCGGCACCGAGACGGAGGTGAACAGTATTCGTGATTTCCTCCTGGCTCATACCGTTAAAGCTTTTATCATCACGCCGCCCGGCGAAGCGAAGGGGCTTTATCGGGTAGTCGCCGATTCCGTACGGAAAAATCAGATCAGCAGCAAGTTTGCTGAGCTGACGTTCACCATCAAACGGGCTTACGGAGTGTATGCATAATGGCATTAGTAGATCAGGCGGCGATGCTGGCACCGGGTGGCAGAGTACGCCTGGTTGAAGTTGACGCCTCAGAGTTCAGTGGCGGTATTCACCGTTTCCACTACGCACCTTTCCCCCATACACCGGAAGAGATCGACGCTGCCAATGGTGAAGAAGAAAAGCTTGGACCAAAGCCAATCGTATTCGGTGGGAATACCTACGATTTTTGGCCGTTTCAGGTAGCAGGCCTGGAGCTTTCAACAGACCAGGCCGCAGATCCGACACTCAGCGTTTCCAACCTCGACGGTCATATCACTGCGCTGTGCCTGCAATTTAAGGACATGGTTAACGCAAAAGTGAGCATTATCGATACCTATGCGGTCTATCTCGATGCCGTAAATTACCCTGGTGGCGTAAACCCGACAGCTGATTCGTCAATGTTCACACTTCAGACCTTCTGGCTTGACACCAAAACCTCCGAAGATGATGAGGTGGTTACCTGGGCACTCAGCAGCCCGGCCGATTTGCAGAGCCTTGTGATCCCCACCCGACAGATCACATCGCTTTGTGAATGGGCGCTGCGCGGTCAGTATCGCAGCGGCGATGGATGCACCTATAACGGCACTGCGTATTTCGACGCTAAAGGAAACCCAGTATCAGATCCTGCCCTTGATGTGTGTGGCGGTTGCCTCAGTGACTGCCGTAAACGATTTGGCGCTGGCCTAGCAGACCCTGACGCGGCAATCCTCGATTTTGGTGGCTTCCCGGCAACCGTTCTCTTTATCCGATAACCGGACGTACCAATGAATAAAACCATAATGGCAGCTATCCGGGCGCATGCACTGGAGGAATCCCCGCGTGAGTGCTGTGGCTTCGTTATTCAGTCTGGCCGTCGCCAGCGCTACATTCCCGTGCCGAATACGCACGAAAATCCGACAGAGCATTTTCGCATCGACGGCGAGCACTGGCTAACGCCGAAGATATCGGGACGATTATTCGCGTCATCCACTCCCACCCGGGCGACGGTGCCCGGCCTATTCCGTCCGATCTCGACCGCCAGCAGTGCAATAACTCCGGCGTGATCTGGGGTATTTACTCACCTGACAGCGATGAATACGCCGAGATAATGCCGGAGGCGGTGCCGCTTATTGGGCGTCCGTTTATCCTGGGCTCGAATGACTGCTGGGGGCTAATTATGGACTGGCATGCCATTCAGGGCGTCACGCTGAACGATTTTCGCGTCGATTACCCGTGGTGGGAAAGCCAGTACCCGGACAATCTCTATTTCGAAAACTGGGAGCGGGAAGGATTCGTCGAGTGCGATCCGGTACCAGGCTGTATGGTCATCATGCAGGTTGATTCCGATAAGTGGAACCATGCGGGCATCATCACTGAAGAAGGTGAACTGCTCCATCACCTTTACGGCCAGCCTTCATGTATTACCCCGTATACCCGAGGCTATTTCAAAGACCGCACGATGATCTGCGTTCGTCACAAGGACCTGCCACAGGAGATAAAGCCATGGCGCGTTTTAACCACTATTCGTCTGTATGGCGCACTGGGCGCCGGTTCGGGCGCGTGCATAAACTGGCAGTGCAGACATCTGCCGAAGCGGTCAAAGCCCTGTGTATCAACTTCGACGGGCTGGAAGACTATCTGATGAATGCAAAAAAAAAAAATGGCATGACCTTCGCGGTGTTTCGCGGTAAGCGCAACATAGGCATGCAGGACTTCCAGGAGCTGGCAGGCGATAGCGATATTCGCATAGCGCCAGTTATGGAAGGGGCGAAGAAGGCCGGCATGTTCCAGACAATCCTCGGCGCGTGATGGTTGTTGCTGGTGTTATTACTGGAGTGGCAACCGGCTGGACGGGCGCAGGTTTGACATTTGGGGCCGGACTTATCATGTCGGGCGCGTCAATGATGGCCGGCGGTATTTACCAGATGCTTTCGCCCCAGCCCAAAGGGTTACAGGGGCGAGACGACCCTGACAATAAACCCTCTTATGCCTTTGGTGGCTCAGTGAATACCCTTGCAATGGGAAACCCGGTCGCGCTTCTCTATGGCGTCCGTGAGATTGGCGGCGCCATCATCAGCGCTGGCATAGTCGCCGAAGACATCTGATAACTCCTTTCTGAATATCAAGCACCCAGTCGGGTGCTTTTTTTATGGATGTAATATGGAAGCGATCACTGGTGCAAAGGGTGGCAGCCAGAAGCAGCACACACCTGTAGAACAACCTGATTCGGCGCAGTCAATGGCGCGCTGCCGCATGCTGCTGGCGCTCGGGGAAGGTGAGTTTGCTGGTGGTCTGGATGCGACCAGCATTTTCCTGGACGGTACGCCGCTGGGAAACGCCGACGGAACGATGAACTTTGAAAACGTTTCCTGGGAATTTCGGCCGGGAACACAGACTCAGACGCCGATTCCGGGTTTTCCCGCAGTGGAGAACGAAACTACGATTGGCGTATCTCTGACAAAAGCCACGCCATGGACGCGCGCGCTGAGTAACACCCAGATTGACGCTGTGCTCGTTCGCATTGGTATTCCGGGTTTGCAGCAGCAGGAAAACGACGGGGATATTGTCGGCACTACAGTAAAGTACCATATCGATCTTGCTGTAGATGGTGGTGCGTTCTCTACGGTTATGACAAGAACCTTGACAGAGAAACTCAGTTCTCTCTATGAACTGACCCATCGCATTAATCTTCCGAAAGCCAGTACAGGCTGGCAGATTCGCGTGGTACGCGACACCGACGACAGCACCAGC